AATCTGGTTGTGTTGGCCTATCAATAGGAGTATACATAGTGCTAACATCTTTTTTATAAATTATATAAGATCTAGCCTCACTATAAATATGTTTAACACAATATTCAATCACTAAATCATTTAAAGCTTGTATTTGTTGTGTAATATTGTTAGGTTGATTGGTAGAACTTTGAAGAAATGTGCTTCTCATAATAATTTTTAAGGTGTCACAATTTTGATTATCAATTACATATTCACCATTAGACACCTGGTAAACTCCTGCTCTAATTCCATTTTGTATAATTTGTATATTTTCTTTAGAGAAAAATGCTCTAGACAAATTAGATTCCGTAAAATTGCCAATCATAGCATCATGGAAAGTAGAACAATCTTTATTTGTAGGGATTTTATCATATAATTGAAATTGATCCATATTTGGACCAAGGATATTAACTCTTCCATTTGTAGATGAACAATTCATTATATAATATTTCAAAAGAAAAAATAATATTAATTTAATTTATATAATGGCTGGCGGTTTTCAAAAAATTGTATTAACTGTAGCAATAATAGTATTTATATTATTATTAATATTTATTGGATCGGTATTATACCAAAATAAATATGCTAGTGCTTTTCCTCCCTTCGTTTCAAATTGCCCTGATTATTGGTTAGATATGGAAAAAACAGCAACAAATGTAAATAGTGATGATTCTGATAATTCTAAAACCAATGTAAAATGTTATAATGTTAAAAATTTAGGAAATCCTTCTTGTCAAAAAGAAATGGATTTCAGTGGAGATATGTGGAGCGGTTCCGATGGTGATTGTCGAAAGTATAAATGGGCTAAAGGATGTGATTTAACTTGGGATGGTATTACTAATAATGACGATATTTGTAATACTAGTAGTAGTAGTGATTAATATTATATTTAACAAATCTCTCTTAAATATAATACTCTCATGACATTATTTAGTTATTTACCTTATGATTGTTTATATGTTATAAAACAATATTTACCTAGCAAATTTAAAGTAATTTTAGAAAAAAATAATTTAGTTGATTATATTTATTCTTTTTTACCATTAAAAGATAAAATGCTTATTAATAGAAAATTTTATTACCAATTACAATCTCAAATTATTATACCTTATGAAAAAGAAGATAAATTAATGATTGAGTTGGTAAAAAAAAATTCAATGGTAGGAGTTGAAAAATATGTAACTAGAGAGAAAATAGAGAGATTAATTAAAAGCAAAAAATATTATTTTGGAAATAGAGTTTTTTTAAATTTATTTTCTCTCCTAGAACATCTTTCTATCCATTATAAATACAATAAAATAAGAGAGTATCTTACAAATTTAATTGAAAATAAGAAGTTAATTAAAAATAAACATAAAAACAAAATATATAAAAATATAATATGGAATTAATTGATTTTAATAATATTTTAAATAGAAAAAAAACATGTGAACACATTAAACAATTTTTTAAAGAATTTGAAAAAAATAAACACGATTTATCATTCAAAAGAGGTATTTATATATATGGTAATCCAGGAACAGGTAAAACTAATTTTATTGAAAAGTTATTGAAAGAAATTAATTATGATATTATTAAATATGATGCTGGAGATATAAGAAATAAATCTATCATCGATACTATTACCAAACATAATATGGCTGATACAAATGTTCTTTCATTACTTCAAAAAAAATCGAAAAAAATTGCTATTATTATGGACGAAATTGATGGAATGAATAATGGAGATAAAGGAGGAATTAATTCTTTAATTAAATTAATAAGACCTAAAAAAACAAAAAAACAAAAACAAGAAGAAATTACTCTTAACCCTATTATATGTATTGGTAATTACCATATGGATAAAAAAATTAAAGAACTTATGAAAGTATGTAACAGTTATGAGTTAAAAAATCCAACTAATAAAGAAATGGAAATATTAATTGATAACTTAATGCCGGTATTAGAAAATTCTATAAAACATAATTTATTATCTTATATACAAGGCGATTTAAGAAAACTAGAATCAATCGTAAAAATATACAATAAACAAAATATTATCCTTAATAAAGAAATAATTCAAAACATTTTTCAACCTAAAACTTATAACGAAGATAGTAAAAAAATTACGCAAAATTTAATTAATAACAACTTCTCCATTAATAGACATAATAATATTATGAATGAAACAGACAGAACTATTGTTGGTTTATTATGGCATGAAAATATTGTTGACTGTTTAAATAAATTTAAAACGAAAGATTCCTTTCCATTTTACAATAAAGTATTAGAAAATATATGTTTTGCTGATTATATTGACCGCATCACTTTTCAAAAACAAATTTGGCAATTTAATGAAATGAGTTCTTTAATTAAAACTTTTTATAATAATAAACTTTTTCATGAAAAATTCCCAAAAAAAAATAAATATAATCCAAGTGAAGTGAGATTCACAAAAGTATTGACAAAATATAGCACTGAATATAATAATTATATGTTTATTCAAAATTTATGTTTTAATCTTAATATGGACCAAAAAGATTTATTCTCATTCTTTATTCATTTACGAGAAAATCATTCTGAAGAAGAAATTTTTTCTAATTTAGAAAACTATGAAATTAGCAAACTTGATATTAATAGAATGTATAGATATATTGACAAACATTCCTTATTAAATAGTGAAGATATCTCTGATGATATCTCTATTTCAAGTAATTAATAAATATTAATATTTATAAAATATTATTATTTATGATTTATTATTTATGAGCTTGAACTACCCGATAGTTTCATTAACAATTGTGTATTTAATTTTTGTAATTCTGTTATTGTATTATCTTTAGATTGTAACTGATTTTTTAAATCCATATTCTCTTTTGCTAACTGCTCATATGCTTGTTTTATCTGTTGTAATTGACCACCTTGTTGTTGTAAAGCTCCTTGTTGTTGTTTCATTATTTCAACAATTTGCTGGTTATTTAATGGTATATTTTGATCCCCTTGTTGGATCATTATTTGTCCACCTCCTACTCCCTGAGCCATCATATTTTCCGCATGTTTCCTTCTTGTTTCCTCTATTTTTACCATTTGTTCTAATACATCTGGCTTCATTTTTGGTAATCCTGGACTATAAAATTGTAATAAGGAATCTACATTCATGTAAAATTCCTTTAAATCTTTCTCTTTTACAAAATCATTTATCGTTTTATTAGATTCTTTAACAAATTGCGGATGAGGATTCTCTAACAATTTTTTCTTATCAAATGTATTATGATTATGTGAAAATACCAATATAACTTTCATTGGATCTAACTGAACAAATGGAACTGTATAATCCTTTAAAAATGATTTCTCTTCAGCTAAACATGCCTCTTCATCATATTTATTATCTTCTAATAATTTCCTTTTAAAAGCAAATGTTCCTGCTGTAGAATGTTTCGGACCATATGGACCAAATTGATACATCTTATTTATATGTTTAAACCAAATATATATTTCACTAGAACCAGCACATAAAGCTTCTTTGTCTGCCATTAATTTTTCTACCGCATGACTTACCCTTTGGGGAGGATAATAATCATCATCATCCATATAAACCAATATATCACCCTTACTCTTTTCATGTAACAAATTTCTTTTTTTACCTAGTGTCATTTTTTCATCATACTTAAAATATTTTACATTCGGATGATCTTTAACTAACTCTTCTATTTTATCTGTTCCATCATCTATTATTATCCATTCCATTCTATCTTTTGGGTATATTTGATGATTAAAACATTTTATCATTCCTTCAATAAAAGGTCTCCTATTAAATGTAGGTGTACAAACACTAACAAAAGGATATTTCTCCTCCCTATTTTCATTATTATAAGTATTTTTCCCCGGTGGTTTTTTGGTGGATTTCTTATTATTTTTCTTACCCATTTTTAAATATAATATAAATTAGTTTTTATATTATATTTATTTATTTAATAAGTTTCCGCATACTCTTCTTTCTTTTTTCTCTCTTAATTACTATTTTCTTTTTTATCTCCTTTAGGTGGCAACATATTTAAAAAGAATATTATAGTCATTACAATTGCTAGAGGTAATGTAAAATGTCTAAATGCTGAAAATATACAAAGAATATAAAATATACATTTGATATACCATGAATTCCATTTATTTCCCATAATATTAATTAATTCTTTTGGATTTATTAATAAAGGCATTAATATTATTTTAAACATTAATCCAAACATTTGAACAAAACTAGTAAATAAAGGCACTATCCATGTCCAACCGACAAATAAACCTATTATTGAAATTATCATTCCCCATTGTGAGTTTTCATTCCAAAATACACTAACTAAACTTGGTAAATACCATAGTGATGAAATAGCCAATAAAATAATTATACATAAAGGACCTAATATAAAAGGAATTACGTCTTTTGCTTCTTTAGGAACCATTTCACAAAATGAAGAACAAAACTGTATAATAACTTTTAATACAGATCTTAACCAAACATAAGAATATTTTACTTTATTTGAAAACCATGATGTAATAATTCCCCCAAATGTTTCTTCTTTTGTCTCCATTGTATAAGGAAATCCATAATCAAACATACCTTCAAAATATTTATTTTCAAATATTTTACTTTCACATATATTAATAAAATCTCCACAACCAGTAGATTTTGTAGCTCCTCCTTTTTGTCTCTTTTTTCTACCACCATATTGTCCAAATTCACTATCTCTTTGTTCTATTAATTTAGTTCCACATAGAGGAGGTAATTTATTTCCTACTCTATTTTTATCTGTATATGGTCTTTCTTCTGTATCTGTTGGAAAATACATGTCTAAATCTACTCGCGTAAGAAATACAAAATTAGCTCCTAAAAATCCTATTATTATAACATGGATTAAAGCAATTAATATATCTCTTAAAAAAGGTAACAAATTATTTAAATTTTCTTTGGCATCTTCAGCTTTATTTGGGTTAGGGTTATATATTGATGTTGATGTTGATGTTGTTGTTGACGATGATTTATTGGTCATTTATATATATATTTAAAATATAATTATAATTATTTATCTATATAATATAAGTTTATGGTCGCTACTATTTATATTGTTGATGGTGGTGTATTTTCTCCTCCAACTAAAGCAACTGGACAATTAGCATTTAATATTTCATCTTTTATTTCCTCTAGGAACCCTAAAAGTAAAATACAATATCATTTTTTACCTACTAATAAGTATTATAATAAACCATGGGTGCGTTGTGTTTCAGAAGAAGATAGATTAATAATGTTAGATAATTTAGTAAAATATATAAATTCAAATTATAAAGTTCCATCAAATATCTCATTCAAAGTAGATGATTGGGAAATTAAATGGGGTAAAAAAAATAAAGCCCCTTCTACTTCTTTAAATACTATTAATAACCATTTTTCTAAGCCTCAACAAAAATCACTTTATTTATGTCATAGTATTGAAAATATTATTCAAAGAGTTAAAGGTGAATGGCAAAACTCATTACAATTATTATTTATGATAAAATTTATTGTTTATGATATTTACTCTAGTGAAATTATTGGTTCTAATAATGCCCAAAATTATGTTTTTAAACAATTTGATTTAATTGAATTATTAAAACAAGGTAATGGTACTTTCCCACAACCATTATTAAAATATTTTAATAAGAATAACATTTCAAAACAAGATATTGATGACTTTATTCAGTTTAATAAAAATCCTAATAAATTTGAAGGAATTAAAAACCTCATTATGCAAAATATTTTATTCTTACCTAAACATTTAGTTCCCGAATCATATAAATCCATGGCAGGAAATAGAGTAAGAGAAGAATTAGATGTTTATTATTCTTCACTAAAAAATTTACAAAAATTCATTACTCCTGAAACTCAAAAACATATTTTAGATCAAAATCTTTATCATCATTGTAAATCTACTTATCAATCTAAATTGGTTTCAAAAACTCGTTCAAAAAAGCGTAAATCTAAATCTAAATCTAAATCTAAAAAGAAAAAATAATTATTTATTTTTTACCTATATATAATATATTATGAGTCGATTTGATACAGATTTAACTTATGAAAATATTCCTGGTATGCTCAATTCAGGTGCCGAATTACAGAAATTAATTCCATCTATTCAGAGTGATATAGTCGAAGTTGTTAAAGAATCATTTCCCCCTGAATTAAGAAAAAATATTAAACTTATAACAAGCATCACAAAGGGAGGTAATAACGATGTTTTTATTTATCAATCAGGTGATTTGACTATTGTTGTTAGAATATCCAAATATGCTTCTTTTAAATTAGATAAACATAATCTTATTACAGTGCTAGGAAACAGTCCTGAAGAAAAAAAAACAAATCTCATGATAGCAATACAAAGTAAAAGTAATTGGGAAAGAGCTAATTCGTTAGGATATACCCCTAAATTGTATAATTATGGATATTTAAAAAATAACGAACATTTTTATAACTATATTATTTGTGAAAAAATGGAATCAGATTTAAGTGATTATTATAAGACTGGACCAGGTAAAGATTCTAAAACTAGTGGTGTATTATCTACGGCTGATCATGAAATTGCCAAACAGCTTGTGGATTTACTTTACGCTACCACAAATAACCTTGGATTAATTTGTTTTGATATTAAACCTGCTAATTGTATGATAAATTATTCCGACCCAGATAATATTGTTGTAAAACTTATTGA